AAATAATCTATGAATAACGGATATTCTTCTTCTAATTCTGATAAATATAACGGTTTATATAAATTACGTATATTCATTAATTTATTTTAAACTTCGTTTATTGATTTAAGTAATTTAAAAAATAAGTAATTTAAAAAATAACATGAAAAATTCTGAATTAATATTTTCAAATTCAAAAAGGTACACCAACACAATTTGAATGGCAAGAAGTATTGGAATTTATAATTGATTTATATTGTAATTATGACCAACATTGTTTAACAGTGGGTCTTATATTTAATTTAAATAAGTTAATATATCTTAGTCCAAAGATGTTAAAACAATGGTCTATATTTTTTATTGAAAATACTCACGTTACAAATAGAATTATAATAGCTAGTTCTATTATTTTAGAAAAATCTATTATAAAACATTTTTTAAATATATTTTTTACAGTTTATAATCCTATAAAACCATTAAAGTTTGTTAAATCTGAAGAAAATGCTATTCAATTTATAGAATCTGTAGTCCAACAACATTCAGCATGTCCTCGATAATAATATTAATATATTTTTGTCTTCTTGTATCTAAAGAAGTATACTTTTTCCCAAAATCAGATAAATCATCCCATATATCTTTCTCAAATTCTGCCTGGGAATCATATACATGACCTAAGTCAGGACCAACTACTTTAATAAACGATTGGAAACATCTTTTGCTATCTTTATTATCATAAACATTATCAATAATTAAATTATTATTATTGTAAATTTGTTTAGCCTCTAATTTAGAGAACGAGAATGTAGTTTTAATTTTTTTGGTAATATTATTTTCTTTACTCGGAGATTCACCGCAATAGTCTTTATTTTGAAGAAGTTGTTTATACGGTAACTTAAATTTAGGAGATAATTTTTCGTCGGCTTTTATTAATCGAACTATAGCTTGTAACCCGAGTGGCATATCACAATTCTCTTTCTTGGAACATATGTTTCCGGAACAATTACATTTATTATAAGCATCACACCCAGCCTGTAATAATTCATTGTGTTCATCTAATTTAATTTTCTGTAGGTCCTTAATAAATTCATGTTCATCTTCAATTTGGATTAAAGCTAATACCACGACAACAATAATTAGTAATACTAATAAACTTAATAAAACATAACTAATAATTTTTCCAGCGTCCATTTGTAATATTATATTTATTTATTTATTTAAAAAACAATTCTTAGCTCCTACCTGGATTTGAACCAGGGTTAAAGGAATCAAAATCCTCCGTGATAACCACTACACTATAGGAGCTAAGAAGTGTTTAGACTTCACACTTTTATTATAAATTATTTCTTTAAGTAATTTACACCATTCTATATTTAAAGCATCAATTATTTATAATTTTTAATTTCTTTTTCCTTGTTTTTATTTTACTATAATTACTGTTTTGTTTGTAGATATTACAAACTAATATATAATTTAAAGAAAATTATTATAAGCAGTAACAAAATTAAAAAAACTTACAAACAAAAATGTCTGAATCGTTAATAAATGAACAAAAGATAGTGAAACAAACACAATTAATTTTACAAAATTATAATTATTTTAATATTGATTATAATTTAGATACTTATAATTTAGAAAATCCAAATAAAAAATTGTTAATTAAGAAAGAAGATTCAATATATCATACCGAACCATTTTCAAAAAAAAAGAGATAATAAAATTAACTTATAATAATATTTGTATTTTATCAAATAATATTCATAATGTTTATATTGTTCTTCAATTTGTGATGAAAAAAAATACATTGATTGAATTATCTAAATATGAATGGGACTATGACAAATGGAATGTGGAAATAACTTCTAATAAACAATTACCAAATTGGGCAAATATACTAAATTGTTTATTAAATCTTAGAGAAGATTTTAATAAGCCTATCAATATAGATAAATTAATTAAATTAGTTAAATTAACTGATAAACGAGGTTGGGCAGGTGAACGGCCTCGTGAAGTATATTACAAAATGGGTTTTCCTTTATTCACTCCAAGGACTAATAAAACTTTAAAAATTGGTGAAAGACTATTTGAATGTCCATTTCCTATATGTAGTATAAATCCACAGAGAAAAGCAATAATATTAAAAACAATAACAGAAATTAAATGTTTTACTTGTGGTTCCAAAGATGGAGAAAAGAATATCTTTGGAAATATTTGTAATTTTGAAAAGGGACATTTTGATCCACATATACTTGGAGGCGCAAATTATTCCGGTAATCAATGCAAATGGTGTAATTCCTTTTATAAAGATAAAATTAATTGGAATTATAAAACAGGTAAACCAATATTTAATTTATATGCTATATTAAGAGATGCACCTAAAAATGAAATAATAAAAAATTTAAAAGCCCTGAGAATTACACCAAAAGATTTTGAATAAAACCTTGACTACAAAGTTCATTATAAATATTTTCAATTAATACAGGAGAAACAGCATTTCCGATTTGACAAAAATTTGCATTATTTTTTTTATGTAATTTATAATTATCTGGAAAACCCATTATTTTAAAACATTCTTTAATTGTTAATTTTCGAACCCCGATTCCATCATATATAAAATATCTACCGGAACTTTCACTCGAACTTAATGTCGGATTCACTCCATTTATATGATAGATTCTATTTGGTTGTTTATGTACTCGCGATAAATATTCGGTGTCTGGCAAAGCTCCATTCTTTCTTAGATTACCCTTTAAATAACCACAAAATATTAATCCAGACTTTTGTGGTTTAAATTTATCAGATTCAAGTAATATATATTTATCTTCATCTAAATATTCTTTATTATTAAAATCAATAATATCTTTTAAATTTTTTCTTATATTCATACTTCTTAATTTAGTAAAATCGAACCAAATATTATTAAATTTAGTTTTATTTATACATACAATATAAACTCGTTCCCTATTTTGAGCTAATCCAAAATTAGCAGTATTTAATAAACAGAATGAAACATTATAGTTTAATTTTTCTAAATCAGATACGATTTTCTTTATTACTTCACCTTTATTCATTATAAGTAAATTTTTAACATTTTCTAATAATATTATTCCTGGGCGTTTTTCTAAAATAATGTTTAAAATTTTATCATAAACTTTACTTCTGTCATCTTCCATCCCTTGTTGTAAACCAGCTGAACTAAATGGTTGACAGGGAAATCCTGCACATAATATATCAAAATCACAAAGTTCTTTTGAATTTAATTCAAATATATCTTCATTACAATTAATATCGAAATTTGTTTTATAACTTTCTCTACAATTTTTATTGATATCACACGCTAATACACATTTATGTTTTTTTAAACCAAAATGAAATCCACCAATACCCGAACATAAATCAATAAATGTTAATTTAGAATCAACTATTTTTAATTTATTTGATTGTATATGTTCTATAACTACTGTATTAACATTTAATTCTTTTAATTTTTCTTCAACAACTTTATTTAATATCTCTTTTACCTTACTTTCAACGACACACGGATTTTTTTTATTTAAATGTTTTGTATAATGTCCTTTTTGACTAAATTCTTTTCCACATTTTTCACAACTATAATTAACCATTTTTGGTTATCAATATATATAATTTATATTTATTTTTAAATCCATTTTTAATTATAAAATCTGCATTTTAAATGTACATTCTTTGTTTATTCATATTTACATAATTACCACCGTTATTTAAATCATGATATACTTTATAAGATTTACCCTGGTCATTAATTAATTTATAATTTCCACTTGTATCAACTGTTAAACTTAATACAGAATTATTAAGAGTATTACTTGGATACATTGTACCTAATACATTTCCATATTTCATAATAGCAAAAGCTCTTGGATTATTACTACCCAATACATTCACACGATTTCCAATGTAAAACATTGGGTGTGAGTTAGGATTTCCAGCAGGTGGACTAATATAACTTTTGCGATTATCAAACGTACTTATATTTGGATACATATTTCCTTTTGGGTTCATATTTAAAATATTGTTTTGACCATACTTGTTTTTACTATATATATTTTTACTGGACATTTAATATACTTTTATACTTTAATAAATACAAAGTTTAAATTTTTTAAATTTATTTAATTTAATTAATATAATACTTAAATTTATGAATCATGCTATAACTGATATTAAAATATTAGAAAAATTAAATAAGATTGATAATAAAATTAATAATTATAATAATAAAATATATGACCTTGATAAAAAAATAGATAAAATATCAAATTATATCAAATTAATTTATTATCATTTGATATTTAATGTAGAAAAAAAGTGTGAAGAAAAGTGTGAAGAAAAGTGTGAAGAAAAGTGTGAAGAAAAGTGTGAAGAAAAGTGTGAAGAAATTAAAGACGTATAGTAATTTTATAAATATTTAATTAATCTTATCAAAATCCTGCTTCCATAAGTCTTTGATTGTAGTATTTTTAATTATATTAAATTCTTGTTGTTTTTCTTTGTATTCCTTTTCCAATTTATCAATTGTCTCTTCTGTAAATGTATGAATCGGCATATTCAATAAATAATCATAGTTTGGATTTTCATATAATCCCATTTTCTTTATATTTTTTGTAATCTCCAATTTTTTTTGTCGGAATACTATAAGCTCGTCATTTACGATAGCTCTTACAAATTTTACTTTAGATTCTAATATTAGTAATTCTTTATTTACTTTTTCTTCAAGAGATTGTTTGCGTAATATATGATACTTATTGCGAATTCTGTAGAATAGTAATAGTATATCTTCGGGTGAATCCATCTTTTGTAGATTACCTTTTTCATTGAAGATATGCATATTAGTTGCATTTATGTTATTTGTTAATTTTAGGTTTTTATCAAGAGTACCATCATTTTCCCATCTGTCCAGGATTTCTTTTTTAATTTTTATTTCAAAATTCGGCTTTGAATCTGTTGAATTATTTTTGAATGTAATAATACGGTCATCCGCTTCAAGTTTCTCCAGGTATTGTTTATAGTTTTCAATGGATTCACCAATTGGGATTTCTGTAATCTTTATAATATTTTCGGTAATTATATATGCACCATATGATATCCATTTATTCTTTTCGACTTTTTCGATATGACCCTCGAATCCGCGATGCCAAGGTGTTAACTCTGGAATTTCATAATCGGGGTCTTCTACTAATTTTTCAAGGCAATATTTGAGGTCGTCCGGATTAAATGATGGAATCTTTGTTGAAAATCCGGTACCAATACCTTCCGCACCATTGATTAGTACAAGTGGTAATGTAGGTACATAATATTTCGGTTCAATACTTTGACCATCATCGTCTAGATATTCAAGAAGTGGGAAATCTTGTGGATTAAATAATTCAGATGAATATTTTGATAAGTGTGTAAAGATATATCGAGGACTTGATGCATCGGAACCATTCATTAATCTAGTTCCAAATTGTCCCGCTGGTTCTAATAGATTCATATTATTTGAACCAACGTAATTCTGTGCCATTTTAATAATTGTTTCTTGTAATGAATGTTCTCCGTGATGATAAGCGGTGTGTTCTGATACATATCCCGCCAATTGCACTACTTTTATTTCACTCTTTAAATTTTTCTTAAAACAAGCAAAGAGTACTTTTCGTTGTCCCGGTTTAAGACCATCTACTACAGATGGAATACTTCTAATATTATCACTGATTGAGAAAAGAACAAGTTCTTTATTGATAAGATTACTAATTGATACTACTTCTTTTGTATTATAATCAAGTCCTTCAAATTTTTCTGTATTCTTTTGAATCCATTCTTTTCTTTGGTCTGCCTCTGTTTTCTTAAAAGCGAGTACTAAAGCATTTGAATCATCTTGTGTTTTATTCATATAATCAAGTACCTTGAGATTTTTAAAATATTCTCGCGCTTCTGCTGATGTAGATGTACCCAGACCCTTATAATATTTAATATTCCAATTACCTTTTGCTTTGTCTGTATCTTTCCAATTTGTATATTCTTTGTGCGTATAGAAAGCGAATCGTTCTGACCCCTTTGATACTTTTACAATTGGTGTAATAATACTTCCGATGAATATTGTTTTAAGAAGGTCTGGCCAACCCGCGTCAACAAAGTTAATCAGTAATGCCTTGATATGAAATCCATCATAATCTGCATCTGTCATTACTAAAACTTTACCATATCGTAAATTTTTAGTAGTTTTGGTGTCTGTTTGAAGTCCTAGAATTTTTTTAATATTAAGAATTTCTTCATTCTTGGAGATTTGTGAAAATGTTGCTTCTCGTGTATTTAATAATTTACCGCGCAGTGGAAATACTCCATAATAATCGCGGCCAACAACTGATAATCCAGATACTGCCGTAGTTTTAGCTGAATCACCCTCTGTTAGAATCAGTGTACATTTTAGCGATTCTGACGTACCTGCTTTATTTGCATCATCTAGCTTTGGAATACTTAATCGAACTATTTTCTTTCCATCTGTTTTTGTAAGTGTTTTCTTTTCTTTTGCTTCTGCAACTGCTAGTAACGAGTCTACAAAACCGAGTTTAAGAATTTTCTTGGTAAAATCGTCAGTTAGTGTAAACTTACTCCCAAATTCTGAAACTCGCGTTGTGTGTTTATCTTTTGTTTGTGAACTAAATGTTGGATTTACAATAATACTATTAATGAAAACAAACAATGAATCTTTTACATATTGTGGTTTAATAGTAATATTTTTATGCTTGGCTTGAATTTCTTCCGTGCATCTTTTAATAATGGGCAAAATAATATGGTCAACATGAGAACCGCCATCAACCGTACTAAGACCATTTACAAATGATACATGCTGAAATGAATCTTTTTTAGATAATGCTACACAAACTTGCCACCGCCCACTTGGTTCTTCATAGTAAACACGCGGCGCTTCTGTTTTTGTACCAATATAATAATTTACATACTCTGAAAAGTCTTTACATTTTAATTTTTCGTCGTTAAGATAAACTGATACTGTTTTTGGTGTAATTGCAGAAATGTCGAATATACGTTTTTTAAGAACATCTAATGTGTCAAATTCATCCAATTTTGTAAGTTTAAAACGAGAGAAATCTGGTTTAAATGTTATTTTTGTGTAATCTTTTTCCTTCGTTTTTGTAATAGTTGGTTTATTAATTTCTGACATATTTTTATTAAATACTTGATGATATTTTTGTCCAGACGATACAGTTTCAACAATAAACTCAGTCGAGTAAATATTACTTAATTTAGCGCCAAGACCATTAAGACCACCCGTTGTACGATTTTTAGAATCATCATAATTACTAGAACTTAAAAGATTACCAAAAATTAGCTCTGGTACATAGATCTGATGCTCTTTGTGAATCTCAATAGGAATACCAGAACCATCATTTGAAACAGAAATAGAATTATTTTTAATGTCAATATTTACTTTAATATTTTTAACCGCTAGATTACGTTGACATTCGTCTGATGCATTTGTAACAATTTCATCAAATAATTTATAGATGCCGGGATTCCACTTTACAATTTTATTAATAATGTGTGTACCTTCAACATTTAGAATCCATTGTTCGGAAGTCACTGTCGAAATTTCACCAATGTACATACCAGGCCGAGCAAGTACATGCTCTATCTGTGTGTACATCTTGTAACGATTCTCAATAGACTCTTCTTGGGATTTTTGTGGCATCTGTATTAATGTATTAACGTATTGTGTACACTTTCTGTAAAACTAATCTTATATCATGTAATTTTTTAAGTAGTTAATTTTTTTGTAAATTTTCGATTATAATTTTAATAAATTTGGTTCATTTAAAAAATATTCATATAATATTTTATTATACTCTGGATAACTCCCAGATAACGCAATTTGTGAAGTGTTACAAGGGCAATATGTTAAACGATTTGATGCCCAAAATATATCTAAATTTTCGCATGGCCAACCATAATTATTAAACGAAGTACCGTATGTAGATTCTAAATCTAAATTATCACTATTCTTAATATATTGTGGTATATTATTTGGCGTATATGATATCCATGGTGGTGGTGTCCATAATATATTAGTTATACCATAATTTTCACCTGTTTTACTATTATTATTTTTTCTAATTACAATAATTAGATATATAATAGCCAATACAACTAATAACGAGATTGTTACATATAAAAATGTATTGTTAATTTTATTCTTTTCTTTCAAAAATATTAAAATTAATATTGTTACCAAATATATTATAATAAATATTGAATTTTTCACCATATTATTATTTTCACTATTTTTTACTTTATCGTTATTATCATGTTTATATTTATTTCTAATATTAGAAATTTTACCATCATCATGATATACATGTGAATCATCTTGAAATGGGTCTCTGATATATAATTTATTTTCACCCTGCCTTTTCCATGTTTCATATAAATTTGTCTGTGGAATATTACTTATTAAACTTCCATCAATTTTTTGTGAAATATTTATAATTTCAATATCTAATGATAAACTTTTATTACCGCACCAATGTTGTATTCTTACACAACTATCATAATTAAGTTTATGTCCTAACATTGGTAACCAATGATCAATTTCTAAATTCGCCGACGCAGATTGTACTAACTTACCTGCATCCGTATATTTAACTCCACCCGCAACATAAACAGATTGTATAAATATATCTTTATTTAATGCAGCGGTTTGAATTTCTAATAAAGTTAAACCGCTGCCGGGAGCTTTTAAATCTTTATATATTAAACGTTTAGCATTCATTAATACTAAATATGGACCATCATCTAGATTTGAATTAATATTATCAGAAACTCTTGGATATCTTAAAAAAACTGGATGATTAATTGGTTTTGATAATAATTCATTTAATTTATCTAATGCCTGTTTCCAAGTATTTGGAGTTTTTAATGGATTTAATTGATTTGCTTTTAACCAATCCACATATTCTAATCCAGTTGGCTTGGTAATATCAACAATGTCGGAATCTAAAAATAATAAATCTATTGTAAAACGTCTAGCCATATTAGCAATATTAAATAATTGATATTCCCACGGTATTTCTAATGCTAAAGGATTGATTTTTACATTATTATTACCATCACCCATGTGTTTTGTATAATATGGAAGTGGTAAAGGATAATTTTCTATATATGATTCTGATATTGGTAATTTATCTGACCATATCCATTTACCATTCTCTTTTATATAATATTGGGGTTTAACATAAAATGCAATATTTTTAAATAATACTCCGTCGGCAGAATCATACAATATTAATTTAAATTTTTGATAATTATTGGGATACAATGTTAAATTATATAAATCCAATTGATGTTGCTTTGTTAATATAACACTCCCGTAAAGTCCTAACATTCCAATTGTATTACTAACATCAACAATTGGTAAATTTACTTTTCCTTCATTATTAACATTAGCCGTAAATAACCCAGTTTTATTCCAGGCTTCCTGATATATAGGTGTTAAATCTAAATTTTTATTTTTAAATTCTATACCTAATCGCCGAACTAAGTCTAATCCATTATATCCAACTTTATGATTACCTAAATCTAACCATACACCTGTACCTGGCGCCCAATCATAATAAACACCATCTGGGAAAGGTCCCCACTGCGATGAAACTTCCACAAAACGAGATTTTTCCCATGCATTTATATCGGTATCATTTACAGTTGGGAAACTATTATAAGTATCAATATGATAATTTTGGGATGGATTAAAGAAAGTTGTTTGCTGACTTGCAGCAGCTAACCCTAATAATTGTCTACCATTCCATATAATCATTGATGGTGATTCATCTGGCGATGTTTTTGTTTCTTCTTTATTTAAAGGATTTGAGAAATCTTTGTTATATCCAACACATAATTTATTATCATTTTCGTTTTTACAAGATGGAGATACTCCTATCACACAATTTTTTCTTAAACAAAATGGTTTCCATGAACTCTTACCACCAAATGGTACAGTATTATTCCATAAATCAGTATTAATATAATCTTTAGGACTCGGTAATCCATCACCTTTATACCACCAATGCAATGAACAGAAAAAAATTTGCAATTCATTCAATGACATCTTATTCCATCTATTTACATTGACCGCCGGATATACTAACGCAAAATATGTTCTTAATTTGTGAATTTCAGAATTAATAATAGAATCTGGTAATTTTGTTTTTATATTTAATGATTTTGACGGATTCATTATTTTAACGCCTTTTATTAATAATAATCTATTAGATAAAGGAGCATTAAATTTCCACGGGACAGCTTTTGTAGCCATACACCATTTTGTTTGACACGCCCCCATTATTGCAATTCCATTTGAATTAAATGGATTATTGTCATAATTTAAAGAACCGATTACACCATTTGAAAAATTATCAACTTCAGATGGAAAATAAGAAGTGTTTGTACTCGCCATTTGTGACATCCAAGATAGTGTTATTCCAGGTGTCGAAATTGCTCTACACGCATCTATTTCAGAGCTTATAATACCGCCCCCAGATAATTTTATAAGTGAATTCCCAACAATCGGTGGTGTTAAACTAGTTGGTTTACATGTTGGATATTTATTACCACCCCAATATGTTTTATTAAATACTTGAGGTCCCGTGACATAATCCGGTGTTCCTGGTAATATTGCACCAGCATAATTATGAATAGGGGATGTAATACCATTCTTACTAACATTCATTAAATATGGGTTTGTTTGATATATACCAGAATTAATGTTAAATTTTACAAATAAATTATTTACTGCTTCATTACTGTAATTTGTCCAATTTCCTTTATTATTCGGTGGTGTTTTAATAGTTGTATCGGGGAATTCTACGGCATATTCATTTTTAAAATTTTGTTTAATATTATGATTATCTGGGTCTGCTGTATACATATAATTTTCACTGTGATATGTTAATAATTCTTTCCAAATTTGTTGATTTCCACTTCCATTTGATAAAGAACCCGGAGTTAATACTCTAAAATCTGCAAATTCACTACATAAATCACCATTCACATTTGGCATTTGTGTTCTAATCACAAATATATGACCTTGTTCATTTTGTAAATTTACTATTTTACCAATTGGAAATCCTTCACCGCCTTTTTTTGATTCATTTACTACACCATCTAATGTTTGATACTGAGACCACTGTATAGGGTTAGTATAAAATTTACTTATTTTTGGGTTAACTGCATATGGATTCTTACCACTATCATCGATTGGCATCGGTGTCGGATTTTTATAAGGTGCTGCTAATAAAAATAAACTATATTTACATATATTAAAATTACCAGTACACGCAGCCATCATTAAATCATCACATACATTTATAACAGCCGAAGGTCCAGTTGTAGGTGGATATCTCCACAATTCCTTTCCCCAATTAACATCCCATCTCTGTAATAAATTAAAAAATTTCGTAAATATATTCCAAAAAGTAGTTGCTGGTCTGACTGTTTTATCTGGGAAAGTTATAGTTTGGTCAAGTGAAAAAACTAAAACATTCTTTTCAATTCCATCAATTCCATCAATTACATCAATTACATCAAATACTGGGATATAATGTTGATTATTCTTCCACGTATTATCATATGGAATAGTTCCACCAATACCACCGAACCCCCCTACAATATAGCAAAAATAACTTAATAGTAACGGAAAATTATTGACTGGTAACCCAGCAACATTTGTACCATTTAAAGTATCTATTTTAATATTACTATTATCATTAAATTTCTGATTATTTTTTAATCTTATTACCACTAGGGGTGTTACATCATAACCATATGGATATGTATTTGTATAATACATATTAGTTTTTTTGCCAGCTTGTGAACTAGATGCGGTAGAATTCCAAATTAATTGTTTACTCTCCCATAACCAAATTTGTTCCCAACATAGTTGAGATGTAACATTATCGGGTTTCATTTTAAATATTATATCCCAATGACAAGTACCAATAATAGTTCCAGCGGTTGATTGTTTAGGTATATATAAAAAATTTCCAGAACCATTAAATGGCCCTTGAAAATAAACACCCATCGGATAAGGATTCCATCCCCACGATGTAACCTCCATAATATCATCACACATTGTGTCCCAATATTCTTTATCTTTACATACACTATTTATTGTTATCAATTTATTTTTAGAATTTTTATATGTTACACTCGTCACAGAATTTTCTTGAGGACCATTATTTTTTCTATAAGCTAAACCCCATGATGTTATTGACGTTTGAACAATCGTGTTAGCCTGATAAAAAGTACATTTTAACCATTTTTTATAGATAGTGTCACTGAGTGTTATTGGCATCGGACAAGATGTAATCGAATTATTAAATATATACCAAAATTGTAAATTATCATAATAATCCTGTAATTTATCACATGACATATTTCTCCATTTATTAGTATTTTTCGTTAAAGGATATAAATTTTCAAAATAAAATATTAAAGCATTATGTTTATCTATTCCAAATTCTTTAATATTTAAAATATTCGGTTCTAATAATTCGGGTGGGACACTAATAGCTTTTTTATTTTCTATAAAAAAAGGATAATTACCTTTACTCGGTTGTAAATAAAAATTATTACCATTACCCCCGCCATTAACTGGTGAATATTTATAATCAACAGTATTATTCATATATATATTATTGATTATAAAATAATAAAAAAAAAATAATAAAACATATTAATAATAAAACAGGTTATTAAATGAAAAATATATCAAAATTTATATATGCATCTATAATATTCCTATTAATTATCATTGTTGTTATTATTATTATTGCTTCAAAATCAAATGATAATTTTAATAACTTGCAAGGTTATAATAATTACGCTTATCAAGGATTATGTAACTTACAGGACACAAATGGTCAAATAAAATGTTTTGATAAAGAAAATAAAAAAGTATTTCAAGTAGATAATTCCATTAATAAATTAGATATTATCAACCTTTATAATAATTTAACCTATAGTACCATCGCGGATGAAGAATTACCGAATGGTGGTCTGTTAGTATCGATGATTACTAATAATTATGCTTGTAATTCTGGTAATGGTAAGGGTCAAGGTAAACATTATCAATCTATAATTCCGAATACTGGTAATAATAAATCTGATAATGATAAATTATGCATATCAATTGATGATTGTAAATATGTAGATTTTAAAGATATCGGAAAATTATTATCAGATACAGCAACCGAAAATCAAACAAGTTGTTATGCATTAGATACAACATATATGAGAAAAGACTTTCCAAGTTTACTATTTGGTCCATTGATTGAAGAGTATGCATTATTAGATATGAATATAGGGTTAATATTTGATATTCGTAAATTACGTCAGTATATTGGGTGTATGTCAATAATTGATTCTGGAAGTGTTGGGAGATATAATCGAAAAGAATCAAAATCTTATAGAAATGGTAGTTATATTCCGAACATAACACAAGGTGATATTTTAAAAACTGATATTACAGATAATGAAATTAAAAATAAATACAATGAATTATTAAATAGTGATAAAGGTCGTGGGATAGCACAAGCTGGATGTGGACTCCAAACTGGATTTCAAGGAGAGAACTTATCTGGAATATATAATGATGAAATATTACTTACTGGTAAAGTAAATGATTTTAAAGGGGCGAATAAAGTACTTGTTAAAAAATATAATAAACATAATAGTCCTTTTAAAACTCACAATGAACTTATTTTTGGTCAGTGGGGAACGGATTCCTTACCTATTAAACGAAATAGTTGGAAATATTTTGTTAAATTAATCAAAGAAAAAGTTACTCTGATTAATAAATTTGAGAATGCAAAATTGTGGAAAAAGATAATGAAATTAAATAATTCAGGAACATTTATAAATAAATATTTTGAAAATGAAGTAGATATTTTTATTCCAAATAAATCAACCACTGGTGGCGATAAAAACTGTGAACCGACCGATGAATTTAAAGAAGTATGGGAACATTGTGTTATTGGTATATTTACTAACAATCGCTGTTTAAGTGATGTAAATATAAATAAACCGTGCGATGATTGTGGTAAATTACAAAGTTTTGATTGTAATGTCGATTCGTGCTGTTGTAATAAAGAATTTAATGAAAATCTAGTTAGAAAATTAGTTTATAAATTTAATGCAAATTCTAAAAATATTATTAATGGATATATCATGAATGATAATTATAACCCATCACACGATTATCCAACTCCAGAAATCGATGGTAATTATAAATTGAGTATAAAACAAATTACCGATTGTAAAAGCTATTTAGTATATCCGGTTGAAGTTCAAATTGAAAATAATAAAATACCCACTGAAGTACAGGTGGTTTATGGTAACTCCTCGTATAGTCACGAAAAATATAATCAATATTGGTATTACGTGAATTGTGATAACCAAATATGTGGACCAAATGATACAACTAAAAGAAGTTTGGGAATAACTATTCCAGATAATTTTAATGGAAAATATATTGTGAATTTTGATTTTACTATAGATTTTAATGCCACTGGTTATGCTTGTATGAATGGTAAAGCATTTGAAAATAAATACGGCGGTGTTGTAGATTTTAATACTTTGCAAAATTATTGTGGGAATGGAAATGGGAATGGAAATGGGAATGGAAATGATAATGTGAATAATTTTAATAATTCATATGGATGGGGATATGGTTATTATCAATATCAAGAATATTTACATTATGTTTTAAGTTTAGGCATGGGTATTATACATTTAACTGAATGTGAATGTGAATATGATTATGGTGCGTATATATCAGGAGCAGATTCTGACCCAACTAGAAGAGGTAAATGCTCTTTATATTGGGATAACGAGAATAATTCAACCGCACGTTATTTAAAATCAGTATTTAGAGACCTTTATTGTAATAATTTTGTTGATAACAATGGTAAACAAATTAAATTTATATACGATAACATTGGAATACTCGGTTATTCTATTGGTGCACAATTAGTTAGTAGATGTTATAATAATTTCCCCAGTATGACAACATTTCCAAATAATACACAGCAAACATTTAAATTTCCCATTATTAAATATGGAATTATGATTGCTGGAGGTACATTAAATTGTTATGCTGACAAATTAAATCCTAATATTTGTCCTATGGGAACGGAACCCTTGTATGATAATAATGAATATAATATGGTATGTCATCCATATACATTGTTATTACAATCAGATAAAGATTCATTTGCAGACCCACTTGCAGCTGAAAAATATTACAATAGTTTTACTAAAAATTTACAAGGCGAATATATTAAATCAAATCGCGATTATATTTTAACATTTAATCAAAATAATATTATTTATTGCCATTATTCAATAAATAGTATAATACATGGGTTAACAAATAATGCACAAGTTAAAAGCATGATAAACTTTACAAAAACATTTATGTAAATAATGTATACCGAATTTTTCGTTATAAATATATATTTTATATTATTACATTTTTATAAATGAAAAAAGAAAGTAATGATAATCGCAAAATTAGTGTATTAGTAACAGGTGGTTCAGGATTTATTGCTTCTCATTTAGTTGACCGTTTGATAAAAGATGGGTTTTTTGTAATAAATATAGATAAATTAGATTATTGTTCATATGATAATACCAAAAATATTCATAATTCTTATAAATTTATTCATGGTAATATCGTAAATAAAGAATTGATATCTTTTATTCTATATGAATATTCGGTTGAAGTGGTTTTTCATTTAGCTGCCCAGACACACGTAGATAATTCATTCTTTAATTCTGTACAATTTACACATGACAATATAATTGGAACGCATAATTTATTGGAGTGTGTAAAAGAATATAACGAAGACCAAATAAATATTCAATCTGGTAAATATATTTCTAAATTTATTCATATGTCAACAGATGAAGTATATGGTGAAGTAAAAGAGGGAGAAACAGAATGCACTGAAAATAGTCTTTTGAAACCAACTAATCCGTATTCAGCAACAAAAGCGAGTGCTGAATTACTTGCAGGTTCATATTGTTATTCTTTTAAATTACCAATTATAATTATTCGGTGTAATAATGTTTTTGGTCCTAGACAATATCCAGAAAAAGTAATTCCTTCATTTATTAATAATTTATTACAAGATGAAAAATGTTATATTCATGGTAAAGGTAATACAGAAAGACATTTTATTTATGTCGAAAATGTAATTGATGCAATCGTATGTATTTACGAAAAAGGTAGTATAAGTGAAATTTATAATATAGCAAATTCAGAATGTTATAAAGTAATTGATTTAGCAAAATTATTAATTAAAAGGCTCAAAGATACAGAAGATTATGATTCGCATATACAATATATACCTGACCGTAATTTTAATGATTTTCGGTATTTAATTAATAGTGATAAATTAGAAAAACTTGGTTGGTCTCCGAAAATTAATTTTAAAGATGGTCTTAGTCGTACAATTCAAAGTTTTAAGAATTTAAAAAAGAAATAAAAAATAAAATAATAAAAAATAAAATAATAAAAAATAAAATAATAAAAAATAAAAATAATTAATTATAATTAAATAGAAAAATGCAAGCAGCAAAATCCGGATTTAAAAAAATGATGCCATCGGATGGGTTTATGTGTAATCAAAAGAATGTATTTTATATGTTACTCGTAGCATCCATTGTTTTACTGTCATATGGTGGATATGGTATCGCTGTGCATACCCAATATGATTGCGATTCTGGTATATTTATTGATGACGAAAAACATTTTAATCGTACTAATGATCTTAATACATTAGGAGTATGTTTAAGTAAACACGGAAATGATAAGACTGCGGTGAATAAATGTCTAAATGATAAATTAAAAGCTGGTGGTAGATGCATGGAAGGAGGTTTATTAACATATGCTATTATATCCATTATTATTGGATTACCAATGTTTTTATTAGCGATGTTTGGTATTTTCAGTGTAAAATGCTAAAAATGTTAAATTTAAGTTTGCTATTTGATAAAAATAATAAATAATAAATTATAAATGCTTGAATTTTACGAGTTTAACACATTAAATATAACAATTGTACTTATTAGTACTTTTATAATTTATTATATATTATCGAAATGGTTTAGTAATAATAAAAAAGACGAGAGTGGAAAAGACGAGAACGGAAAAGACGAGAGTGGAAAAGACGTTACAGAGTCTAAATTTAGTATTGAATTTTTATTTATGTCAGGATTAATTTCAATTTGTATAAGTTTATTAATATCATATATTATAGCAGGTAAAGACGAGAGAATATTAACAGATAATTATTGGGACCCAGTCGAATACGGGAGTGTTATAAATACTTCTGGTACTGCAACTACGATTTTACCGAGTGATATTCATTAAGGTAATTGTAATTGTATTATTGTTTTTTCGTTGTTTATTTGATAAACAAAATAATATATTATTTTAAGAACATATAGTTCATTATAATAATTTAAATGAGTCTTCAAATTTCAAAATTTAACCCAAAACAAATAGAAGAACGTCGTATAAATGGCGCTGGTCCAGCAACATGTGTTTTTATCGGTAAACGCGGCACAGGGAAAAGCACATTAGTAGCAGATATCTTATATCACTGTAAAAATATACCAATGGGTGTTGCTATTTCTGCAACCGAAGATGGAAATGCATTTTATTCATCTTATATACCAGATATATTTATTCATAGTGAATATAAAGCAGATGTAATACAGCAAATTATTACACGTCAAAAAAAAACAATAGCAAAGTGTCCGGGAAAAAAAGACCCTAATAATGATGCATTCGTTTTATTAGATGATTGTATGTATGATAAAAAAATGATTAAAGACCCAAATATTCGCGGTATTTTTATGAATGGCCGCCATTGGAGAATTACATTTATGTTAACTATGCAATATTGCATGGATTTGCCTCCTGATTTACGTACAAATATAGATTTTGTATTTATACTTCGAGAAAATATCATTCAAAATCAAGATAAACTCTATAAAAATTTTTTTGGAATATTTCCTCATGTAGATACCTTTAGAGAAGTTATGAATTCTTGTACAGAAGGCTTTGATTGTTTAGTATTAGATAATACTTCTCGTAGTAATAGAATTAGTGATTGTATTTTTTGGTATCGTGCAAAAGCTAATAGAAATTTTAAAATTGGGTCAAAAGAATTATGGAATTATCATAAAAGTCACTATAATGAAAAGCATGCAATTGAAGAATGCGAAGAATTTGATGTAAATAAAACTAAGAAAAAAACCAGTATTTCTGTTAAAAAGGTAAAGAATATAAAAAATAAAAAATCGGGTGAAAATGCTAATAAAAGTCCAAAGAAATTACCAACTAAAATTGGAACATCTGGTGGTATTAAGATAGGAAAATAATAAAAAAATTTAATAAAAAAAATCTAATAAAAAAATCTAATAAATATATATAATGAATAATAACGATACAGTAAACGTAATTGTAAATATTTTGGGGGTTGGATTTTCTATATTTTTAATTGTTATATTTATTTTAATTTGGGTTAATACTAATAAAATTGTTGATAATACAAAGAAAGACTAATAAACAGATATACAGATAAACAGATATACAGATAAACAGATAAACAGATATACAGATAAACAGATAAACAGATATACAGATAAACAGATATACAGATATACAGATAAACAGATATACAGATAAACAGATAAACAGATAAACAGATAAACAGATAAACAGATAAACAGATAAACAGATAAACAGATAAACAGATAAACATATAAACAGATAAACGTATGAATGAATGGATAAATAAACGACAAAATAATAAAATTATAATTAAAAAAATTTATTAATTAATAATGAAACTATTAATCTTATTAATAATATTATTATTAATTTTAGGAACATTACTATGTTTTAATGCTAAATACAAAGTAGATAATTTTAGTATGGATTATTCATGTGAGGCAGTTCAAAATAAATATTATCATACAGAAGAATTACTTACAAAATCGCAGTGTCCAAATTTAGTAATTTTAGAAAAAATTATAAATGGTAGACCCGCATTTTTTGCAGAATTTGGTGATGAAAATGGTCCCTATTATAGTTCTGATTATACGCGATATTATTATTTAGGTGTATCATCGGATGGTACACCACTTAATTTAGATTATGATTTATATTATTATCCTACGTGGAATCCCCGTAGATGGTTTCATGGTAGAAATGTGTATTATCCACGTAGAAATCACTATTGGAAAGATAATTGGTATCGCCCATGGAATAAATATAAAAGAAGAATAGATAGAGATTATGATAGATATTGGGATAATGATAATTATAGAAGAAAGAAAGATAGAAAAATAATAACAAGAAGTCCACAAAGAAGTCCACAAAGAAGTCCACAAAGAAATTCCGCGCGAAATACTAAATTAAATAATAAACCAAGTTTAAGTCAGCAAAAATCTAAAGTAATTAGTGGAGCTAGTGCTAGACTATCATAAAGGTTGTTTTTAAGGCCATGTCTTTTGTCGTTTGAGTTTTGGTAAATTATCAATATAATATAATATACATACCCATAATGTAGTTATAGAATATTCTTCTATATTATGTGTATTTATATATTTTTGTTGTATTATTGATATTATTTGAAGTTCTGAATCAGTCGGAGGTTCAAATAAATAACAAGTATATATTTTATTAAATAACTCATCTGTTGTTGTCAGTATTTTATTATCACTCAAGTATTTTAAAATAAATATTACATCGTTTATATTTTTAATATTTTTTAATTTTAAACGAAGTCTCTTTATATTTGTTAATTTAACGTATTTAATAATTATTTTACTTAATATTGATTGCATAAAGAACACAAATTTAATATTCATACATATTATATAAATATTTAAAAGTAATTACTTAAAATTACTGTTTATTAAAATTTATATATTTTTACAAACATACAAATATACAAACACATGGTTCATTATAAAATTCAAGAATTATTAAAATTACCCCAACACGAGCAACGAAGCCCAGAATGGTTTGCTCAAAGACAAACTAAATTAACATCCAGTGATGCCGCTTCAGTATTAGGTACCAGTCCCTATAATAAACCGCACGAATTATTATTTAAAAAATGTGGTTATGACACAAAGCCATTCGTTGGCAATATAGCAACCCTTCATGGACAAAAATATGAAGATACCGCAATTGATTTATATTGCAGAATAACTGGTAGAGTTAATCATAATTTTGGATGCATTTGTTATATTGATGTTCATTCAGAATTAGAGGAATATAATTCTGAGTATGATTTTTTAGCTGGTAGCCCAGATGGAATCGTTGAATCTGAACGCAAAGAAGAAGAACCAATTCTTATAGAAGTTAAATGTCCATTTCGCAGAAAAATTATAGATGGATATATTCCAAATTATTATTATCCGCAGGTACAATTAAATTTATTTATTTGCAATTTAAATATAGCAGATTACATTGAATTTTGCCCTAAAACAAATAAACTCAATATAGTGAGAATAGAAAAAGACATGAACTGGATAAATGTAAATGTTCCTATATTAATTAATTTTTGGAAAGATGTTAAATATTATAGAGAAATCGGTATAGAACATCACGAAGAATATAAAAAGAAAATACAGCGTGATGAAAAAAGAGAACTAAATAAAAAATTAAAAGAACTAAAAAATTCAAAATCTCAAAAAACCGAAAATATATCTATAAAAGGCGATAATGCAATTAATAATTTGGAACAGTTGGACCAAACAGAAGATGAAATAGTCGAAGTAATGGATATATTTAAAAATAAAAAATGTATAATAATTGATTAATTTACAGAAATTAAAATATTTAAAGAGTGTAATGAGTTATAGTTAATGGGAATTCGAGGTCTCAATACATTTATTAAAAAAATTTGCCCAGAATGTATTATCACAAAAAAAATCAATAATTATTCTGGCAAAGTATTTGGAATTGACGCAAGTATTTTTTTATATAAATATCGCCATATTTCAAATATCGATGAAAGTTGTAAAAATTCACATATTACAGGATTTATAAATCGTATTAAATATTATCATAATTTTAATATCACTCCTATATTTATTTTTGATGGTATACCACCAGAACAAAAAAAAATTACATTAAAAAAAAGACAATGTATAAAAAAAAAATTCTATGAAAAAATAGAAATATTACAAGATTTAATTCCAGAAACAGAGTTAGAACAATTAGAAATAGAAAAAGAAATTTGCAATTTATCACGTCAAATTATAAATGTAACAAAAACACATATATCTGAAGTAAAAACATTATTAGACCTTCTAGGTATTAAATATTATGATGCTCCAGACGAAGCAGAAAAGTATATTGTTTTTTTACAACAAAATAACATTATTGACTATATTGTTACAGATGATACAGATATATTTACATTTGGTGGTATAAATGTTTTAAAAAGTACTATTAAAAATGATATAATTGAAACAAATATTGGAATGTTATTAGAAAAAATGAATTACACTAAAGAAAAATTTATAGAATTTTGTATATTATCTGGTTGCGATTACTTACCATATGTACCAAACATAGCTATAAATACAGTTTATACATTATTTAAAAAACATAATACAATTCAGGATGTTATTACATTAAATAAATATAATTTTCCCTCAGAATACACTATAGAAAATTTAGAAAGTATTCGGAATATATTTTTAAAGTTTGAATATAACATCCCAGAAGTTATAATAAATAAAGTAATAAATAAAGAGAAATTAACAGAATTTTTAAAAGATATG